TAAAAGGTATAGAAGATAAAGTAAAAGGATTTATCGAGTAGGCTTGGCTTCCAAAAATATCTCTCGTATATTATAGTTACGGGTTTTGGGATATGAGATAGAAGAAACGAGAAACGCGTGAATGAGTAAAACGGGTAGGGAAAATAAATAATAAATAAATCTATGAGAAACAGAGAAGCAACATTAAGAAAGATCGATACTATCGACTCAGGCTTAAACAAAATGATTTTAACACTGAATCAAGGTGATCGTGAAGCGTGTTATGAAGCAATTAATTCCCTCAGGGAACAACTTGATCAATTACGTACATATATTGAATCAGAACCTATTACAGGTAGTGAATTAAACAGAGTCTAATCAATTAAAAATAAAAGTTATGAAGTTAACAGCAGAACAAATCCAAGAAAATTGGAACGAATTTATGTCCTATATTAAGACATATATCTCAGAACCACGTAAAACTAATTTAAAAAATTTTTATGAGAAATATGCAGAACGTATTATGCTTATGCCAGCCGCTCATAAAAAGGAGTATCATAACGCTTTTCCAGGTGGGTATATAGAACATGTTAATCGTGTTATTAAAGCTGCTCTTAAGTTTAATCAAACTTGGACTGAGTTCGGGGTACATCAGAACTACACCACCGAAGAATTAGTATTCTCAGCTATGAATCATGACTTAGGTAAGATGGGTGATGAGCAAAATGAATCATATATTCCTCAGACTGATCAATGGCGTAAGGATAAATTAGGTGAAGATTATAAGTTTAATGATGCTTTAGAATTTATGTCAGTTCCTGATCGTGGTTTATGGTTACTTAATCAACATAACATTCCATATACTAAAAATGAGTTTTTAGCTATTAGATTACATGATGGTTTATATGATGATGCTAATAAGCCATATTTATTATCTTGGAACCCAGAAACTAAACCACGCACCTCACTTATATTTATTATCCAACAGGCGGATTTTATGGCTGCTCGAATTGAGTTTGAAAGAGAATGGATGCCAAAACTTAGTGGTAAAAATTTGGATACCCAGAAAAAGGGCACTACATTAGATAAAGAGAAAAAAACAACCGTTAAAACTAAAGCTTTAAATAATATTAAAAGTGAAAGTTTAAAAAACGCAATGAACGATTTTTTTAACGATTAATAATTAAATTGAAAACAAAATAAAGGTTGTAGGTTTACGCTTACAACCTTTTTATATTTTAAACTATGATGGCAATTATATCTGTATTATCTGTTCTTGTGGTTATATTAGGATACACTAGTTATAACTTATTAAGAAAAAATGAAAAATGTGAGGACGTGATCAAGTCCTATGAAAATTATATGATCAATCTATCCAATACAATTGAGTTCTCTGAACAAAAAATTAAGGAAATAGATAGTAAAGGAACATTCACTGGAGATGATGAGGTAGGATATTTCTTCCAACAGTTAAAATATCTTCAAGAAGAACTAAATAACTTTAAAGTTAAGTAAATATATGAGTAAAAATTATTTTACCCAAGATACTGAGGCTGCTATTGTAGCTTATAATATGAGTGGGGATTATGTTGAACGTAGTAAGATTTATAACGAAAGTATCCACTATGCCTTCTTTAAACTAACTCAAAATATTATCCATACATTTAAATTCTATTATACTGAAGTCGAAAATATCGAAGATTTACAACATGAAATTATTACATTTTTACTCAGTAAAATACATTTATTTGACCCAGCTAAAGGTGCTAAAGCATATTCTTATTTTGGTACTATAGTTAAACGTTGGTTAATTTTATATAATGAGAAAAATTATAAAAAACGTATTAATTCAATTCCTATTATCTCGTTAGAAGAAGATAATAACCATTCTTATGTTATAGAAGAAAACAACTCACCTAGTGATAAATTATCCCATAACGATAAAATATCTTTATTTACAGATTTATATGTAGAGTATTGTACATCAAACATCTATACTCTTTTCCCTAAAGAAGGTGATGCTAAAATAGCTGATGCAATACTTGAATTGTTTAGAAAACGTGATAACCTAGAGGTATTTAATAAGAAAGCATTATATATCTATATACGAGAGATGGTAGATGCTAAAACTCCTAAAATTACCAAAATAGCAGATAAACTATATGACGTGTTTAAAAAAGGTTATATTTTTTATCTAGAAAATGGATATATAAAATTTCAATAGATCTAGTATTTATAATAAATATATACCTATGAGTAGTTTAGAATCTAATATTTTTGGTGATAAGAAGTTAAAAGACTTATTCCAAGAAATATATCAAAATCAAAAGAAAAAAGAAAAACAAATATCTTCACTAATTGAAGAACTAAAACCTTTAATTGATGATATTGGTGATGCTACTTTAGTTGTTCCTTTAATTAAAGAATACTTAGAGATAGGTGTTAAAAATGATGAACAACTTATTAAAATGACCACTATTGTTCAACGTTGTTTAACTTCTGATAATAGTAATAGTGACAATGGATTGTTAATTTCGGATGAAGAAAAAGCTCAATTATTAGGTGAGATAAATAAAATTCATGATAATATAAATTCTGATAATAAAGAATAATGGCATACGGATTTAGTGGGCTAAATAAAAATCTAAACTCTAGATTATCAAATAGTACTAATGTACTTAATATAAGTGGTTTAGATAGTTTAATATTAGCTGTTAGAGTTAGTAGTATTGTTTTAGATGAAACTCATCCTAGATTTAAAGAATTAGGAGAATGGAATGCTTTAGGAGTGATAGAATATCAAGAAATAACATCTCCTAGTATAAATCCAAAAACTTTAGGTATTGCTTATCCTCTTAATCCAAATAATAAAATTTTTCCTTTAATAAATGAAATAATATATATAATATCTCTCCCAAATACAGATATAGGAAGAAAAAATACAGCTAATAAAAAATATTATATTAATAATATAGGATTATGGAATCATCCACATCATAATGGATATCCTATCACAGCAAATGCTTTACCACCTTCACAACAAAAAGATTACACCCAAACTCAAGCTGGAAGTGTTAGACGAGTCACAGATAATTCAACAGAAATTAATTTAGGTAAAACTTTTAAAGAACGAGCAAATATACATCCTTTATTACCTTTTGAAGGAGATATTATACATGAAGGTAGATGGGGTAATTCAATACGTTTAGGAAGTACAGTTAAAGGAGTTCCAAATAATTGGTCTAGTACAGGAACAGATGGAGATCCTTTAGTTATTATTAGAAATGGACAAGGAAATCAAACGAATGAAGGTTGGATACCTATTGTAGAAAATATAAATAATGATGATTCATCTATTTATATAGCAAGTACCCAAAATATACCTTTAGAAGCGTCTTCTACTAGTTACGAAAGCTACGATAAAGGTAAAACACCTATATCTCCTAGTAAATTTGCAGGAAAACAAATACTTTTAACATCAGGCAGATTAGTATTTAATTCTAAAACTGATCATATATTATTAAGCTCAGCTAAATCTATTAATTTAAATTCATTAGAATCAATTAATATAGATACTAGTACTATGTCAGTTTATGCTGGTAAAATATATTTAGGTAAAAATAATGCTACAGAACCATTAATGTTAGGTAATAAAACAAATGATTTCTTAAAAGAATTAATTAGTTCTTTAAAAGGATTTATGACAGCAGCCTCAACAGCTATGACTTCTCCATGTATTCCTTTTACAGCAGTAGCTATTCCAGGACTTCAAGCAAGTGCAGGTAATGTTTTATCTGTATTGAATAAATTAGAGATTTCATTAAATAAAAAAGATTTAACATCAGATACAAGCTATACTACAAAATAATATAAAATGAGTATAATACCTAAAATTACTTCTCAACAGCTTAATGAACAACGTGATTTGAAAGATAAGTTAAGTTCTGATAGGTTACTTACAACCTCGTTGACTCAAACTAGTATTGATGTTATACTTAATAATTTACCCCCAAATTTATTACCAACTGGAGCAGCTAAATTAGCAATTATACTAAATAAGAAAAATAGTAGTATTAAAGAAACATTAATATCTAAGATAGTTGATTTGGCAACAGAGGCAGGTATAAAAAATATAGGAACACCTCAAATGGCACTTCCTAATTATTGTTTAGATCCTACTAAACTTAGTAGATTTATAGCAACAAAAAATCAACTTACCACTAAGTTAAATAATACTGTTAAAGTAATTAATGGTTTTTCTAAAATTCTAACAGGGTATACTTCTACTGTTGAGATTACTAAAAAATTAATAAATACTATAGGTATAGTAAAAACCGCTACCTCTCTTGGAATTAAATTCATCCCTTCACCCCCAGGTACTCCAGGTTTTTTAGTTACAGCTTTAGATGATATAAAAGATTTTAAAGATTCATTATCTCCAAAATTATCTAATGCTTCTAATGCTGTATCACAAATAAAATTATCTTTATCTTCTATAAATAATACTTTATTAAAAATAATAAAATTATTAAATACTTTAGATTTATATATAAAAAAATGTTCTCCTGATGCTTCTCTTATTCCTTTAGATGGTAGTTTACTTGAATTAGAACAATTAAATAATCAAGCTGATAATCAAAATCAAGGAAATATAAATTCGTATAATGATTTTATATTAGAGATAGTAGAAGTACCATACTCACCCACAGTAAATAGAAGAAAAGCTGTTGCTAAAAATAAAGATGGTATTATATTATTACAAACACCATTATCATTTACAACTGCATCTCAAATATTAATTGAGGAACTTAAACTTCTAATTCAAACTAATAATTTAAAAGTTGATTAATTAAATATTTATAATAGATGAAAACTGACGCATTAAAAAAACTTATCAAAGAAGCTGTTAGAGAAGCAATTCAAGATGAATTAAAAGATATTCTACTTGAAGCAGTTCGCTCTAACAAACAACCAATTAGAGAATCTTATCAAGTAAGTGATGATAGAACTTTAAGTTTTACCTCTAACAATGTACCTAAAACTCAAGTAAATACTAAACAAGCATATATGGATATTTTAGGAGAAATGGCTCAAGGACCTAAATCTGGACTTGAAGGTGAATTTAGAGTAGCAGGTCCTATGAATACTATGAGTGAAGGAAGTGCCTTACCTGATGGACAATTAGGATTAGATCAAATAATGAATTTAATAAATAAATAATGGCATTCGGAGCAAAGAAAATATTTCCTATAGACACCAAACCTGGAACAGCGGTTGGGATAGCTATTCCTTTTAATGCTCCTGCTACTTTTTTTCCTACATACACTACTAAAGACGCTATTAGAAATAATTTACTTAATTTTTTTCTAACTAACTCAACAGAAAGATATTTAAATAATGAATTCGGAGCAAATTTAAGACAATTTATTTTTGAACAAATAAACTCAGGTACTATAAGTGATCTTAAAAGTAATATTCAATTATTAATTAACCAATATTTTCCTAATATCAAAGTAGATCAATTAGAAGTTTTAGAATCACCTGATACTAACGAAATTAATGTATCAATTACTTATAGTATAATCAATACAGGAATAACCGATCAAGTTGAAATAAATTTTGCATAATGGCTGTAAATAAAAATATAAAATATATAAATAAAAGCTTTAGTGAATATAGAGCTAGTCTTATAGACTATGCTAAAACATATTTTCCTACAACTTATAATGATTTTAGTCCTGCATCTCCTGGAATGATGTTCATGGAAATGGCTGCTTATGTTGGTGATGTTTTATCATTTTATTTAGATAATCAAGTACAAGAAAACTATTTACAGTTTGCTCGCCAATCAAATAATTTATTTGAATTAGCTTATATGTTTGGCTATAAACCAAATGTTACAGGAGTAGCACTTACTGATATAGATTTTTATCAAAAAGTTCCTTCTAAAATCTCAGCTGGTTCTTATGTTCCTGATTTTGATTATGCTTTATATATAGCAGCTAATTCAACAGTATCTAGTACTTCAAATATATCTTTTTTAATAAATGATCCTGTAGATTTTACAGTATCAAGTTCTGGTGATCCTACTGAAATAACTGTTTTTGAAATAGCTGGGAGTAACCCAACATCTTTTTTATTAAAGAAAACTAGAAAAGCTACATCTGCTACTATTAATACAGTTAATTTTTCTTTTACTTCACCTATTAAATTTAACACAGTAGAAATTAATACTCGTAATTTAATTGGAATATTAGATTGTGTTGATACTGAAGGAAATAATTGGTATGAAGTAGATTATTTAGGACAAGAAATGATTTATGACAGTATTAAAAATACTAATACTAATGATCCTAATCTATCCCAATACTCAGGTGATACTCCTTATTTATTAAAACTTAAAAAAGTACAACATAGATTTACAACTCGTTTAAGAAATTCCAATACACTCCAAATCCAATTTGGAGCAGGTACAACAGCAGATTCAGATGAAACTATAATCCCTAACCCAGATAATGTAGGTATTGGTTTACCATTTGAACAAGATAAACTCACAACAGCATATTCTCCTTCAAATTTCTTATTTACAAGAACTTATGGTATTGCCCCTTCAAATACTACCTTAACATTTAGATATTTAACAGGTGGAGGGGTTACATCTAATGTAGATTCAAATATTTTAATTAATTTAAACGGTAATATAAATTTCTTAAACCCTAACATAGCTAATTCAGTAACAGCAAATGATATTTTTAATTCATTAGCAGTTACAAATCCAATCGCAGCTAGTGGTGGAGGAGATGGAGATTCAATAGAGGAAATAAGACAAAATTCATCTGCTAATTTTGCTTCACAACAACGAAATGTAACTCAAGATGACTATTTAGTTAGAGCATTAAGTATGCCTGCTAAATATGGAGAAGTAGCTAAAGCATATATTGAACCAACAAAAGCACAAAGTATAGCTTCTGGTGAGGCACTTGGTATTTTAGATTTATATATTTTAACATATAATATAAATAAAAAATTAAATAATGCTTCATATGCTTTAAAACAGAATTTAGTTACTTATCTTTCTCAATATAGAATGATAAATGATGTAGTTAATATTAAAGACGCATTTATTATTAATATAGGAGTTAATTTTGATATAATAGTTTTACCTAATTTTAATAGTAATCAAGTATTAACAAATTGTATAACTGCTTTACAAGCTTATTTCAATACTAATAATTGGCAGATAAACCAACCTATAGTATTAAGAGATATTTATATTTTACTAGATAAAGTAGAGGGTACTCAAACAGTTAAAAATGTTGAAATAACAAATTTTGTAGGATCGAATTTAGGATACTCAGATTATGCTTATGATATATCTGGAGCTACTCAAAATGGAGTAGTTTACCCATCTCTAGATCCTATGATTTTTGAAGTAAAATATCCATCAGCTGATATTCAAGGTAGAGTAGTACCATTATAAAAATTAATCATGGCCATATATAAAATATTCCCAACCCAAGATACTACATTATACTCGATGTACCCAGATAAAAATACTGGGTTAGATGAAATTATAGAGACATCTTTAGAAGTAAATGTATCACCAAATCCTGCCCCTCAAGCAAGTCGTTTTTTAATTCAATTTTCTAGCGATGAAATTACAGATATTATAAATAATAAAATATCAGGATCTCAATGGCAAACAAATTTAAGATGTTTTGTAGCTGATGTTAGTGGTTTAAATCAAGATACCACAGTTGAAGTGTACCCTATATCCCAATCATGGAATATGGGAACAGGTAAATATGTTTATCAACCTGAAGTTACTAATGGAGCTAGTTGGGTATCTAGAGATTATATGGGAGGCACAAATTGGACAAATGGAACATTCAACCCAGGCACTACAGGATCTTATACAGCAAATATTTCTGTTGGTGGAGGAACTTGGTATGTAACCCAATCATTAAGTGGGTCTCAAACATTCGGATTTTATACTGATAAAGATTTAAATATTGATACTACAAACATAGTAAATGCTTGGTATAGTGGTTCATATGAAAATAATGGATTTATTGTTAAACAACAAGATGAATTCACTAATAATGTTGATATCCAACCTAAAATCAAATATTTTTCAATAGATACCCATACAATATACCCACCATGCCTGGAATTTAAATGGAATGACTGCGTTATTAACACAGGCTCTTCAGGTATCACCACAATCAATGTCCAACCTTTTACCATTAGTATAAACGAAAATCCTGGTATTTTTTATCCTGAAAGTATTAATAAATTTAGAGTATATTCCACACCGGAATATCCAGTTCGAGTATTCTCTACAGCATCGTTTTATACTAAAAATTATTATTTACCAACAGCTTCATATTATGCTATTAAAGATTTAGATACTAATGAGTATGTAATTGATTTTGATGATGTTTATACTAAATTAAGCCAGGATTCTACAAGTAGTTACTTTACACTCTATATGGATGGATTAGAACCTGAGAGATATTATAAAATATTAATTAAAACTATTTTTCAAGGACAGACTATAGTTGTAGATAATGATTATTACTTTAAAATTATTAATGGGTAATGGAAATAGTTAATCTAAATAAAAAAGTATATGCTAAAAATCAATATGAGAAAGTTATTGATACTAAATTTTCTCAATTAGCTACTACTCCAACATCTACCCCAACAGTAAGTATAGAAGCTCAAATTACTGCTTTTTTTGCTAGTTATGATCAATTATTTTACGACATCCCAAAATTTGGACCTACAGATTCACATGAATATCTTATAAAAACAAGTTCTGAGTATATTAACTTTGTATCTATTAATGATGATATTCAAGCCTTAATAGAAGAAATTAATGCCTTACAAGCACAAAATTTAGAACTTAATCAACAACTAGCAGATTTACAAATTGCTAACGTAGCTACTTCAAAAGCTGAAGCAGAACAAGCTCAAGCATCTTTACAAGCTCAAAAAGATAATGCTTTAAGTGCTGTTCAAGGTAGAGATGCTGGTATAGCAGCTTTAAACGCAGATAGAGGATAATTTAAATAATAATGGAAAAAATAGTTAATATACAAAACGTAGATCCAAATACACTTCAACTACAGAATTACTCTCCTGAAGATGAATCTCTTATATCTAATTTTATTGAACAAGATATTGTTTTTACTCCTCAAGAAGATTATATTGAATATTTTATTCTTGATTTAAATCAAAACATACTATTTAGTAATGTTATTGGTTATCCTAATTATAAACTTAGAGATAATTTAGTAACCATTGATCCTCAAACTGATTTAGAATCACAAGGATATACTGAGGGCCAATATTATACAATTTATAATTTTTTAAAAAGAAAATTATCTTCTTCAGTTGCTAGTACTTTTTATATTCAAGATATAAGTTCTGATAGAACAGAATTAAGATTAAATACTACTCAAATTTCTAATATGGATGTAATTGAGCTAACAACTCAATTTGCCAATGATATAGCTAACGCTACAGGATCTTATTTAGATTTTTATTTAGATTTTGGAGATAATAGATTAATAATAGCTAACAATATTGCTTTAGATAGTACCAACTCTAATGATCCTACTGTTTTAATTAAATTATATGAACCACTCCCACCAGAATTTACATTTAGTTCACAATGTTGGGTTGTAGAACAAATAGCAGAATCTCAAGCTTATCAAATTGAATTAACAACTATATTTAGTTTAGAAGAACAATTTAATTATATAAGTGGTCCTAATTTTAATCTTGATATTCAAGATCAAATAAATAATTCTACTCCTTATATTAATCAAAATTCTTTAAAACAAACTACAGCCTTATTAGGATCAGGAAGTTTACAATACCAAATAAATAGTATTTTAGCTGAAAAAGGAATTGAAATAAATATTGACTACACAGATTATTCTCAATTTGTTCATTTCTCATCAGCACAAACTCGTTTAGAAAATTTCTACTATAAATTATCTTTAATCGAACAATATAATCTTAATTCAAGTTATTCTACCAACGGAATATTACCTCTTAACCACTATACCTCAGGTAGCCAGATAGTATGGCAAAATAAAATAAACGACATTATAACCAACTTTGATGGTTATGAATATTATCTATATTATGAATCTGGAAGTAGTACTTGGCCTAAAACTAATTCTGAACCACCATATATTAACTACACTACCACATCAACCGAAGGTACAACTTGGTTAGCAGGACAAATATCATCTGCTTCTTTATATGACTCAGAAAATAATGATAATTTAATTAATTCTATACCTACCTATTTAAGAGAAGACGATACTAATGAACAATATTTTTTGTTCACTCAAATGATTGGACAGAATTTTGATAATGTTTGGGTTTATTTAAAAGATATTACTAATAAATTTGATGCAGATAATAGATTAAATTATGGTATTTCTAAAGATATAGTAGCACAAGCTATTCGTGATTTAGGAGTTAAAATATACCAAAATAACTTCTCATCAGATAATCTATATTCTGCTTTATTAGGTATTACACCTTCAGGTAGTTTATTTAATATACCTTATGTTACTGGAAGTTTACCAACTCTAACAGGATATGAATATATTAATACATTTATAACAGCATCTGCTTCAAGTTCTTTAGAACCAGTAGATGATGTTAATAAAGAAATTTATAAACGAATTTATCATAATCTTCCTATGTTACTTAAGAAAAAAGGAACAGCAGAAGGTTTAAGAATGTTAGTAAATGTTTATGGTATTCCTGATACTATTTTGCGTATAAATGAATTTGGTGGTAAATCAACTTCCCCCCAAGCATATGATAATTTTGTTGATCAATTTAATTATTATACTCAATTTAATCGCAATTCATATTTAATTACCCAATATACTAATAATGGAGAAGATAAACCATATCAAACTATAGCTTTTAGATTCAAACCAGATGAAATACCAACTACATATTATAGTCAATCTATAGCTAGAGCATTTAGTTTTTTATCATATAATACTGGGATTATAGATTTAGTATTTGAATATACTCCTATACCAACAGGATCATATAGTGGTTCAATTGAAAATCCATATAATACTTATGGAACTATAAAATTAATTGACACTAACTTATCAGTGTCTAAGAGTTTATATCTTCCTATATTTGATGGGAATTGGTGGTCAGTAATGTTGACTCAAAATGATGATTTTACTACAAGTAGCATATATGTAGCTAATAAAATATATAATGGATATGATGGTTCACAAATTGGATTTATAGAATCTGCTAGTATATATGGATTCTCAATGTGGGGAGGAGTAGCAGGAGATTCATACTTTAATCTATCCAACCCCTCAGCTCGTTCACTTTTTGGAAAAACGTATGAGACATTTGAAGGTTCATATCAAGAATTAAGATTCTATACTGAAAAAATAAATAAAGATGTATTTGAAGAATTTGTGATGAATCCTTATTCTATTAGAGGAAATAATGAAACTTCTTCATACAATGTATTAACATTTAGAGCTCCATTAGGAACAACATTAACTGATCTAGGAGCAGGATCATACACTTCAATCCATCCAGCTATAACTGGATCAAATCCTATCACACAATCTTTTATTGACCAAACCAGTGGTTACCAATTAGTTAGAACTTTTAATATTATCCCCCAATCAGAAGTAATATACCAAGATCAGTTCGTATCTGGAATTAAAAACTCAGTTTCTGAAAAAATCAGAATAGTAGATATGGTACTACCACCAGGAAATACTTTATCTCAATATATTTCTATTCAACAACAATCTCCAATAAATGAAACATTTACTAAAGATGTAAATTATGTTGAAGCAGCATTTTCTCCACAAGATGAGATAAATGATGATATTATCTCTCAACTTGGCTCCTTCAATTTAGGTTCGTATATTGGAGATCCAAGACAGTTAATTTCAGGTTCATTGAATTATTATCCTGATTTTAATAAATTAAGGGATGATTATTTTAAAAAATATATTCATAATTATGATTTAAATGATTATGTAAGACTTATTAAATTTTTTGATAATTCATTATTTAAAATGATTAAGGACTTTACACCAGCTAGAGCAGGATTAGCATCAGGTATAGTGATTAAACCTACATTATTAGAAAGATGTAGATATCCACAACCTAAAGTTAATACAAATAGTACAATAGCGTTTGTAGGAAGTCCAACAACAAAAACAATTAATATATCATACTAATGTCGTTAAAAGATATTATAATAACCGCTTCTATAAACAGTATACCTACCCAATCATATGGGCAGAAAACATATATTGCTTCTACAGATGAACAATCATTCCCAATAGAGACTATTGATGGAGGAAATGGAGGATCTATGCCTAATTTACTTGGGCAAACATCTTCTATAGGCTTATTTGTTAATATAACACAAAGTTGGACAGGCTCAATCAATACTCCTGCTGGATTAGTTAATTTTTTACATGAAGATCAAAGTGAATTTATTAATGGAGAATTTAGTGGTTCTATATTAACAGTTACTACTCAAAGTTTAAATCCAGAATGTTGGCCATTATTATTTGGGAACCAGCCAGATATAAGCTATAGTATGTTTCCATATATTACTTCTTATACAGATGGTAATATTGTAACAAATTCTGATTTTTTAGGTACATTTTTAAATCCTTTAACCGCACCACGAGACGGAGAATTTTTAGTACACTTTAAAGCTAATACAATAACAGGAGTACATGTACAATACAATATTGATTATATTAAAGTAGCTAGAGTAGATCATGAAGGTAAAAATAATACTCTATCATTACAAGATTTAACTAATTTTATATGGATAGATCCTACAGTTGGACGTATTAGTTTAACAGTATTAAGTAAAGCAGAATATGCTACTTATTATCTATATAAAGTTGTATCTAAAACATGGATAAAAAGTCTTATTTCCACTACATACTTTACTGATGATAACTTTTTAGATTATAAGTTAGCAGCCTCTTCTACATATACACTCAGCCCTATCCCACCAAATGAATATATTTATTTAACACAAAGTTGGACAACAACCGCGGATAATGCTAATGGATTTAGTAATGGACAATATGTATTTCCTTTAAGCCCTAATTGTGTAACTCGAATTACAGCTTCTATAGGTATTTATGTAAATGATGGTATACTTTCTCCTTTTAGTGGATCTGCTTCAGTTGCTTTTACTTTAAATGGGTATGATGAGTTTAATAATATAGCGGTTAGTTTTCCTGCCCCCTTAGCATCAAATATATATAATTTAGAACCAGGTCCCCATGTTTTAACAATTAGTAGCAGTACTTATCAACCTATTCAAACATATAAGTATGAATTAGATGCTATATGGCTCGAATCCAAAGATATTGCTTCCAACCCAGAAATAACTGGTTCTGATCCTTCTATACCTCAATGGCCTTTAGATTGGGCTGAATATGATTATAATGGTGATAAATTTACTGGAACTAGTTATTTATATTCACTTGGTTATTCTAATATTAATATTTTTACTTCTTCATATTCTGGTGGATTTTATGTAGCTATATCTCCTATAAGAGGAGTATTTGCTAACACAGGATCAACAAATCCACCCATATTTAAAAATGGTTTTAATTATGAGTTAAATGTAACTATCCCTACATCATCATATGATATAGTTACAGATGCCTACTATGGTCCTCCTTCAGCTGATGTTACTTGTAGTTGGAGCCCACTAGTTACACTTCCTAATTATGGTTCTCAAAATGTTATAGGAATTATTCCTTCTGGAGCGTCCGGAGTTTTTACTTTTAATTTTGTTATACCTGATAACGGAGGCCCAGGAATAGATCCTGGAGCAAATATAACATTCATTTGTCCTGATGACGCATCTATAATAAACAGTACAACTAATTACTTTACAGTTCTAGAAGTAACAGCTAATGAATCTAATATTATTTATTTAGATACTCCAATATTTAATGTAACACAATCTCAAATCCCTCAATTATCAACAAGTTCAATAGTACTTGAACCTTACTTAACTGAAAATTTCACTAATTCAGATTGTAATGTACTAATGAACAATGCTGAATTAAGTGAATATGATAAAGATTTCATGTTAGTTAATTATGACACAGGATTATTAATTCCTACTAATCAACAACAAATTATATCTGGAACAGCAGAACCTGCTCCTGTTAAAGCATATAACTATAGAATATTAAGTCAAACATTGCCTAGATATGATGGAGTACGAGTAACCCAACAAAAAGAAAATATATGGACTCCTGGAGATATAGCCCCAAGCCAAACTCCATCAGTTACAGATTTACAAACATATTTCGCATATTTTGATTTTATCCAAACTACATCATATGAATTAATTGGCAAATCAGCAGCACATATTATTTATTTAATAGATAAAGATGGTACAATTCAAACACCTACTTTAACTGGTTCATATTATTGGAACTTAATAGATAATTTTGAAACCAATAAGAATGCTAATATTATAGTTGAAATGGAAGGAGTAAATGAAGTAAATTTTATAGGAAATAGAAGTATTATTAGACCTGGAGTTCTACCTCGAGGAATATGTGCTTCACAAACTCAAAGTAATGCTACTGCTTTTAATACAATGAGTTTTAGTAATACCACTTCTACTAATTCTGTCCCAAACTATACTTCTTTAACTACAGGTTCTTTTCCTCTCCCTCAAGTATTTTTAATGGGAAATACATCTGTTATAGATCTTGTTCAGACAATATACTCGGGGACAGGAAATATAACAGTTGATTTAAATAATAATTACTTTAGAATAGATACAACATCTAATATTACAACTTTAAATTTTGTTTTAGAAGGAAGATTTCAAATGGCTCAACAATCTACTAATACAAATAATCCTAATGTTCCTGCTGTTATATATTTTCAAGAATCTTTAAACGGAACTACTTGGAGCACTATTGACACTAAAACTATTAATATCACTTATCAACAACCATATACTTTTCGCCAAAGTTTTAATTCATTTACCCCAATAGCAGGAAGATATTATAGATTAGCAATATATAATCAATCTGGTTATTTTAATATTGAATTATGGGATGGAAAAACATCCATCACTCAAACCCCTATCCCTACAGGTTTAGGAACAATAACATCTCCTTATTGGATTACAGGTTCTAACTCTAAAAATATTCTAACAGGATCACAATTTTTACAATTATATACCTCATTTAAAGCATATCAAGTAAGTATGAAGTCAGGATCTAATACTGCTACTAATATTAATGGTTCTGGTTATAAAGATTTTTTAGAATTTAATATAGCACCATCAGATCAAATAAGATTTGAAGGAGATGAAAGTCAAGTTTATACTATTTATAATGTAACTCCTGGTAATACTGCTCTTTATTTAACATTAGATAGAGATATAGTTGATGGAACAGATTTAAATTCATTCTTAATCAGACGTTTAGATCCTCATCCTAATTTTATAACGATAGATTCTCAAGTAATTGATGGTAGTGGCTTTATATTCCCTGAATATTCAACAAATGAATTAAGACAAAACTTTAATAATATAATTATAAGTCTTAGAGAAAGAACTTTAATATAGAACTTTAATTTAATCATATTTATAACAAAAATACATTAACAAATGGGATATTTAAATAATAGCGTTATAACAGTTGACGCAATTTTAACAACTAAAGGAAGACAATTACTATCTTTAAATGATGGTACTTTTAGAATTACACAATTTGCTTTAGCAGATGATGAGATTAACTATACCTTATATAATCCTAACCACCCTTCAGGCTCAGCATATTATGGTGAAGCAATTCAAAATATGCCTTTATTAGAAGCGTTTCCACAAGAAACCCAAATAATGAAGTATAAATTGACTACTTTACCTCGTGGTACTGCTAAAATGCCTATCCTAGATTTAGGTTATTCTGCTATCGTAATTAAACAAGGAGCATCACTTGCAATTACACCTCAAACACTAAATTATTTTGGTGGAAATACATTTGAAACAGCCGGTTATACAGCAACTATTTCTGATGTTCGCTTAATGAGTACATTTGAAGGAGTAGGTATAAATACACCTCAAGCTATTGCTTTAAATTCAACTACAACCTTAGGAACTAGTGTTTCTAAAACAGTAGTAGGTACAACAATTAATTTAAGAGCAACTACAGTAAATACATTATTTGGTTCAAATACTCAATTACAAGCTACATTAACTGTAGAAGGTAGAGATAGTGGAGCTCGTTTAACAATCCCAGTAACAGTAACAAAAATATCATAAAAAAAATAAAATATGTCATTTAATCGTTTAGCCCCTGAAGATTTTATAGTAAGTTCTGACTCAATAACAGCCACATTATGGTCAGGAGTACAACCAATTCTTACTAAATTTTATTATGATGCTAACCAAGCCGCTGGTTCATCTGGGAATTTTTATTTGAATGTTTTTCAAACTGCGTCAAATTTAAATGATGCCACTATTCAATTTGCTATAGCTTATGGAAATAAAAATGGAAGTGGAAGTGAATGGTACAACCAAGCAGTAGCAGGAGTATCACCAACTAAAACAAC